TAAACAGCGCACTTACATTGGTTGAATCAAACGAATCTGGTCGGCAGGATATGGGCAACAGCATTGTCAATCCGCAACCGGGAAGTGACGGCAGATTACAAACACAATTAATGGATTCTGGATTGATTCGATACATTAAAAATGGTGGCAGTCTAAAAGCGCATCAAAGCAACAGACCATCAGATCAATGGTTAAACTTTACCAAACTTGTCGAATCTTCTGCATTTTATGCATTGGGATGGCGCAGGGAAATGCTTGATTCATCTGCCATTGGCGGTGCAGGCGTTCGCGGATTTGCCGCAGACATCAACAAGTCAATTGCTTCCAGATGTGAAATCATTGAAGCAGGAATGAAACGCGCAGCAATGTATGTAATCGCAAAACGTGCCAAGCAAGGTGTTTATGGCGAATTGCCAGAAGATTGGTGGAAGATTGGGTTTACCAAGCCAGCACAATTTACTGTTGATGAAGGGCGCATGAGAGCGGCAGACATCGCAGATTTACGCGCAGGATTAACAACTGAAGATCATATTGTTGAAGCGCGTGGCATGAATTACGAAGAACTGGTTCGCAAGCGTGCGGCTAATGTTGTAATGAAAAAGCGCATTGCGGAAGAAAACGGATTGAATCCAGTTGAGCTTGGAACAACAGCAATGCCGGGCGATCCGGTTGAGCTTGTTGAAGACGAAACAAATGAAATCGTTACAGATGACAATGGCGAAGAAACGCTGGCAATGAAATCAGACTTGGACTTTGCGACATTAAAAGCAAAGTTTGATTCTTATGGTGTGGCTGTTCGCGCTGGGTCAATAACACCGCAAAAAAGCGATGAAGATGCATTTAGGTCAGAAGCAGGATTGCCAGAAATGTCTAAATCGGTTACTGATGCATGGACGCAAGATGGCGGTTACAGACGGCCAATTACTTTACGATCTGGTTCAGAGTCACAAGCTGACATTGAAACCGCAGAAACTCAAACAGAAGAAAATCAAACAGAAATCTAAAATGGAAAAATCAAAAAAACAAACGTGGTATGCAATTGAACAAGAACCTGCCGTTGAAGATGTTAAATCTTCTAAAGCAGAAATCTATATATATGACGAAATCGGTGGCTTTGGTGTCGATGCCAACAACTTTGTCGAATCGCTTGAAGCACTTGGAGAAATTAAGCAAATAGATTTGCGCATCAGTTCACCGGGTGGATCAATTATTGAAGGCAATGTAATTTACAACGCTATTAAACGCCATCCAGCCAACGTCACAGTTTACATTGACGGCATGGCTGCAAGCATGGCATCGGTCATTGCTATGGCTGGTGATGAAGTAATCATGGCAGACAATGCTTTGCTTATGATCCACAACCCTTGGACTGTATCAATTGGTGATTCTGAGCAACTGCGCAAGGATGCTGATCTGATGGACAAGATGAAATCAGCAATCATCAACGCTTATTCCCGTAGCAATTATGACATCGAAGAACTTGAAGAATTGATGGATTCCGAAACATGGTTTACTGCACAAGAAGCCATTGATGCTGGATTTATTGATGGCACAGTTGAAGGTTTAAAGGCTGCCGCACTAATTACAGAAATGGCAACCATCGCAAACCAAGCTGGCTCAACATTGCCAGTTGAAAAGATTGTTTCGTCACTTGTGACAAAGCACGACAAACAAATAACTATTCTAAATAACCAAATTACAGAAATGACTGAATCAGCAGAACAAGAGAAGGCTCAAATTGTAGAATTGCAAAATTCTGTTAAAGAGTATACAACTCAAATCGAAGATATGCAAAGTTCGCACACAGAAGAAATGGAAGATGCCGCAGTTGCTTTGAAAGAAGCGTCTGAAGTTCAAACAAAAGATGTCGCAGTTGCGGCCGCAGAATTGATGGCATTACAAACCGCTGAAGCAGTTGCTGAAGCATCCAATGAATCTGATGCGCCAGTAAGCGCAGATTCGTTCTGGGACGAATACAAAGCAGTTGGCAAATCACAAGGTCTTGAAGCCAAGAACAAGTGGTATGCTGAAAACAAACATCTAATACAAAAATAATTTCACACAACCAAGTGAATCTTAACAAAAACAAATAAAAACCAAATATTATGGCTAATACAATCGCAGGGGCAAATCTTGCCGAAATCGCACAGGAAAGCTTGGCTGGACTAAGTTCTCTTTTCGCTCCATTGAGCGCACTAACAACTGACTTTTCAGCCGACATCCAAGGTGCCGGTGAAAGCGTCACAACTCGTTATCCAACCAAACCAACTGCCGCAAACATGGCAAGTGGAATTAAAACTGCTGCTGCTGATGTCACAATGACATCTGCAACTGTATCGCTTGATTCACATTTTGGTTTTACTTATGGATTCACCGATGTTGAGCGCAGCAAGTCTTCCATTAACCTTAACAACCTTTTTGTTGAGCCAGCACTTCAAGCACTTGGTGACAAAGTTTTTGGTGACATCTGGAATCTAATCACAGAGGCAAACTTTGCAACTGAAACTGCTGCAATCTCAGCCGCAGACTTTGGTCGTGATGATATTGCTGATCTTAATGCTACACTTACAAGCAGCAAGAAAGCACCACAAGGCGGTCGTTCTGTGTTCATGAATCCAACTTACTATTCATCACTTGTTAAGTCTCTTAACAACGCAGATGTTCCCGGTCTTTTAACAGAAAAAGCTGAAGCAATCGTTCCTCGCGTTGCTAAGTTTGACATCTATGAAAGTGATCTTTGCGATGGCAACACCGAACACCTTGAGGCATTCGCATTCCAACGCAATGCGCTTCTCATGGCTGGTCGTGGTGTTGATACTGAACTTGCTGAACAAGCTGGCATTGAAGTTGAAACTGTTGTGATTCCAGAACTTGGACTTCCAGTTCAGTTCCGTAGATTCTACGACAACGATGGTGTTCTATACTACAACTGCAACCTTCTCTACGGAGTTGCAAAGGGCGTTGATTATGGCGTTCGCGTTGTTTCTGCTTAATTGCTAATTTAAAAGCCGCCATTTGCATTTTGCAGGTGGCGGCTTTTTTTTAACTTTAATTTATTATGTTTAAACCATCAGCCACATTTCACAAATCACCAAGCGGTGCTTTGTCTGTTATAGTATGTTCAGAAAGTGCCAATGAATGCTTGATTGCATATAAGGCATGCAAAGAACCCGGCCAGGTTGCTTATATGCGGCAAGGTCATTTGGATAGATTCAAAAAAATTCCAATTGATACAATGGTTGCTAAACCCAAGCCAGCCAAGAAGACTGCAAAGAGTAAAAAGACAATTTTGCAATAAGGGGTTATTGTGTTCTCGTTGAAGCCGTCATTTGCATTTGCAGGTGGCGGCTTTTTCGCATCTTGCCAAAATCCACATTTAGCTTTAAAACTAAGGCATGTCAGATTTTAGTGATTTCTTAAATATTGGATGCCATGATGCAGCAAACATCATGGGCGAATCCGTTGAGATCAACGGGCAAACTGTAAACGCTGTATTTGATGAACAAGTCAGCGAATGGGACATGGTTGAGCATGGCGATTATGAGAACCCGGAAACCAAGTTGGTCATTGCATTACTTGATGTTGGAACAGTTCCAAAGAAGAAGGATAGATTTGTCAGAGTTGAAACTGGCGAAACCTTCTTCATTACTGAAATTAGTATTAGCATCGGCAACGTCGAAATGAAGGCAAGGAACGAAACCAAATTGGATGTCTAAAGAATACATTACTTTTAATGATGACGTATTTCAGCATAAAATTCGCAAATTAGTAAAACAATTTGGAGTTGATGAAAAAGAATTTGTGCAGGAACAAGGTGCGCTTTTTTTAAATGACATTGGTCGTTTTGTTCCTCCATATAAAACTTTCCCATTTGGAAAAAGTAGGACAATGGGGAAAGCACAAGATAAAAAAGCAGGTCAGTTGGCAATTAATGCCGATCTTAAGAAAATATTTTTTGTTCCAGAAGCAGCTGTATTTACATGGGCTGAAAAAACATTTTCTGGAAAAAAAATTTACAGAGGAAAAAAAGTTATTGGCGCAGGAGTAATCAAATCAATTGATCAAATGCGAAACTTTCACAATGCTCACCGAAAACCAAGCAATGGAAGAACTAGGTCTTTAAGGGGTTTTCAACAAATGTGGGTTCAACCTTCTATGTATAAAAAGTATTACAATATGCAAATAGCAGATGTTGGCACAGCCAAAGCATCAATCGCTAAAGGCATATTAAGACTTAATCCAGCTGCTAAAATACCATCTTGGATTAGGAAACAAATATCTAAAGCAACTGGAAATGCTAGAATGGTAAAAGTTAATGGTTCACACTCAGCAATATTTAGTGCAAGGGCATATGGCCTTCAACACGTATCTGGCAAATCAATCAGAATCGTGCAAGCTGGTCGTTTAAAAGCTATGGAAAACAGATTAAAATTTATATTTAAAAATGCGGCTAAAAAATCTGGGTGGAAAGTGCGGTGATTGACAAAATCTGTTCAAAATTGTAAAACATAGCAAATGCCAGCCGAATCATATACAGAAATCTTTAATTTTGAAGGCAACATTGAATCTGCGTTTAAGCAATGGTTAGGAGATCAAATGCTGGAGGTGCAAGAAAGCCTAAGCGTTGAGACGTTGCCAGATGACTACATTGGGGTCACAGCCAAGCTTGGAGGCATCACAGGGCATTACAATCCATCACCGGGCGGTTCTACGCATCCAACATATGATCAATACAATTTTGATCTAGATTTTATTGTGCAGACTAGGCGGCACAACGAAGAAGGCAGTCAAACCGAAAATGTTAAATCAAGACATCGCGAGATTGTTGCATTAATCCGCACTTGGGTGGCTATGTTCAAATCTAAAGGTTCAGCACTAGAAACGTATTTACAATATTACCAAATAGAATTTTTGCGTCCATCTGGAACTGCAAATGATGTTGAAGATGTTTTTGATGTTTCAACCATTTCATATGAAGGGCAAATTTCAATACTGACAAATGCTTTTCCAACTGTATAAATTAAATAAACGGCAAATTGCCACAACTAACTAAAATATTATGTCAATACCAACTTCATCCACAACAAACCTTCCACAAGGTTTTGAATCAGTAACAATCGGTGCCGGAGAAACTGCAATTTCATACATTATTGATGCAGTTTCTGGCGCATCACATGCAAACAGAGTAATTAGTCGCACAGATTCTAAAGGTGATCGTGCGGATTTTATGATTCGTAATGGATCAGATCAAATTGAAGTTACATATACACTTCAACGTTCAACAACTAATACAATTCTTCCACAAATTGGTTTTGGTTTTACTCATGACTATGATCGCAGCGGCACACCATCTAGTTTTATCGTTAAAGATGTAACAGTAAATCGTGACAAAGATTCTTTTGACACATTTGAAGTAGTTGCAATTCGTAAAGCTTACCAATC